TTATTTCTGCTATAACCTCATTAAGTTCGGGAAGCTCAACTGTAATTAAAATGCCTAGTGTTTCAACTGATACATTTAACAGAGGTGCTGTTACAGACCAAATTTCTAATTTATTGGGGGATAAAGGTATACCCGCACCGAATTATTCAGGAACAGTTTCAAGTGCAGCTAAACAATTGTATCAAACTTATGTAGATAAACAAAAACAATTAAGCGATGCATATGATGAATTGAGCAAACTTGAACCAAAACTCCGAGCACATAAACAAGCATATATTGCAGCAAAAAACGAATTACCAGCCGGTGATCCAAAAATAGAAGAATTGAAACAAATATATTACGATAGTTTATCTAACCCAGAAATGAAGGCGCTTCTAGACCGTATAAAAGAATTATCAAAATAAAGGGTATAAATACATTATGCCTACATATATTGGATTTAGCACTATAAACGCAAACAAACCAAAGACCACTAATCAGCCAATGGGCATAGATGGTGGTTTTGGTGGTATTGTAAAACCAATTGTATTCGGTAAAAAATTTAGAACAGTAGACAGTCAGTTAGTAATTCAAGATTTAGTTAATAGTTTTAACATTCCCAAGGGACAAAAAGTCGGGCAGCCCGAATATGGAACCACATTGTGGGACTTTATTTTTGATCCTAACACAGCAGATGTGCAAATACAGTTAGAAAATGAAATTCGCAGAGTAGCTAGTCTTGATCCACGGTTAATATTAAATTCAGTAGTTTCATATCCTAAAGAAAACGGCATTTTAATAGAAGTTGAATTAGCCATAGCACCCTTCAATAATGCCGATGTACTTCAACTTTTCTTTAATCAACTTACTAATAACGCAAGTATCGTTGGTTTCTAAGTAAAAAATCGGTTTTTTAGTTGTGATAAATACTAAAAAAGAGAACACTTATGGCTACAAATTCAAGGCAATCAGCTTTATTTGGCGTAAATGACTGGAAAGCCATTTATCAAACTTTCCGAGAAGCAGATTTTCGCAGTTACGACTATGAAACACTAAGAAAAAGTTTCATCGATTACTTGCGTATATATTACCCTGAAACCTTCAACGACTATACCGAAAGTAGTGAATTTATAGCGTTGTTAGACGTTATGGCATTTATGGGTCAGGGTCTAGCATTCAGAAATGACTTAAACGCACGTGAAAACTTTATAGATACCGCAGAACGTAGAGATTCTGTAATTAAGTTAGCTAATTTAGTAAGCTATACACCTAAAAGAAATCTATGTGCAGAAGGTTATCTTAAAGTTGTAGGCATTCAAACAACACAAAATTTAGAAGATATTAACAGTGTTAACTTAAGCAATTTGCCCGTACTTTGGAATGACCCAGCCAACCCAAATTGGCAAGAACAGTTTAACACAATTATAAATGCTGCACTTATCAACAGTCAAAGAATAGGCAAACCAGGAAATGTAGCAGATTTGTTGGGTATAACCACTAGCGAATATACAGTTAATATTCCACAAAATAGTTTACCTATAGTGCCATTTCAAAGTACAGTTGATGGTATTACAATGAATTTTGAACTTGTAAGCGCATCAAGTGTTGATGAAGATTATATCTATGAAATTCCACCAGCACCTACTGGTAAATTTAATTTATTATATCGTAACGACAAATTAGGATTCGGAAGTCCAAATACAGGATTTTTTTTCTATTTCAAGCAGGGCAATTTACAAACGTTTGATTTTGTATTAGAACAACAAATCGCAAATCAAACAATTGATATAGACATTGAAGGTATTAATAATACTGATACATGGTTATATCAAATTAATACAAATAACAATGATAGATTGTATTGGAGAAAAGTAGAAAACGTTTATGCAAGCGCATACCTACAAACTGAAAATAGTGTAAGAAATATTTTTAGTGTATCATCAAGATTTAATGATCAGGTTACTTATGTTTTTGGTGATGGAGTTTTTAGTCAAATTCCAGTCGGCACATTTAGAGCATATGTAAGAGCTAGTAATGCATTAACATATGTAATTGACCCAACCGAAATGCAAGGTTTAGTAGTTGCATTTACATATATTTCTCGTTTGGGTAGAGCAGAAACATTAACAATTACTCTTGAATTAACAACATCGGTCAGTAATGCTCAGGCTAGAGAAAGTTTAGCTGAAATTAAACAACGTGCCCCTACACGATATTATACACAAAATCGTATGGTAAACGGCGAAGATTATAATAATTTCCCGTTCACGCTTTATAGTTCAATTATTAAATCAAAAGCTATTAACAGAAGTAGTATAGGTGTTAGTAAAAATTTAGATTTACTTGATCCTACAGGAAAATATAGTAGCACAACAAGTTTTGGTAGTGATGGGGCATTGTGGCAAGATACTACTGATGGTTTCTTAGCATTAACTATAAACAATATCAATGATATTATTGCTTTCCTAACAGATTCGCTAGCAGCAGAATTAGCTAGCAATAGAGCAATACAATATTATACTCAGAATTATCCAATTTATCCTACCAATACTTCAACCGGTGATGGTGTTGTATATTGGCAAACTAGTGTAGTAAATGCAAACAGTGAATCGGGATATTTCTATAATATTATAGGTTCAAGTAATACTCCTATATCAGTTGGTACTTTTTCTACTAATAATGCAAAATATATAACTTCAGGAGCATTATTAAAATTTCAGGCGCCAGCAGGTTATTATTTTGATAATAACAATAGACTAGTGGCAGGCATACCAGGACCAAATAATATTACAACAATATGGACTACTGTGTTAAATGTTATAGGTGATGGAAGCAATAATGGTCAAGGTGGTTTTACTAATGGTACTGGGCCAATAACATTAAATGGATATGTTCCTAGTGGAGCTATTTTATTAGAAGTTTTACCAGTGTTTGATAACTCATTGTCGAGTGAAATTATAAACGAATGTGTAATTAGAATGGAGTTAAATCAAGATTTTTCACTTGTATTTGACAATAGTTTAACCATTAATTTAGATCGCTGGAGTATACAACCATATAATGATAGTAATTATTTTGTAAGATTTTTAAGTTTAGGTAACAATCGTTATACAATTACTTATAGGTCACTTGAATATTTGTTTGGTTCAGTTAAAGATACACGTTTTACATATTCAGTAAATGAGTTAGTTTATGATCCTTTTTCAGGTAAAATTATACAAGATAATGTAAACATATTAGCATCAAATTCACAACCAAACAATAATTATCCATTGGCTAAAAATGTTGTTGTTAATGTTGTAGGACAAACTGTTGAAAGTGATGGCTATGTAAATGATTTTGAAGTACAGGTTGCTTCTACCGACGTTAACAATAGACAGATTACATTGAATCCTGATTTCTTCACTCAAGTAACTGGATATGTTACAAATGGATCAAATACGGGAATTTATGTATTTTTTGAGTTGATTGAGGATGCACTAAGCTTAAGCAGATATCAAATTGTTCCAACAAAAGATGTCATTTTTATATACCCAAACAAAACTCAAATTGAAGTTGTAAAATATGATTATCCAGTTGGACAATTATTTTATGCTTACTCTGAAAATGTCTTTTATAAAAGTGTTCAAAACAATACAGTAACTACTATAGTTTATGATTTGGTAATACAACCACAATATTCTGTTAAGAGTGGTCGTCAGGGATTATTATATGAATATAAACACAATAGTAATAATACAACAAGAATTGATCCAGCCACTACTAACATAATTGATTTGTATGTGGTTACTCAAAGTTATTATACAGCATATCAAAATTGGATACAAGACACCACAAACACCATACCTGAACCCGATAGACCAACCATTAATGAATTGAATCAAGAATATGGTCAAATTAATGATTATAAAATGTTAAGTGATAGCTGCGTATTAAATAGTGTAGTGTTTAAACCCTTATTTGGTATTAAGGCAGCACCTGCATTAAGAGCCACTATAAAGGTAATTAAAGCAAGTAACACCAATGCAAGCGATAGTGAAATACGTAGTTCAGTTCTAACAGCTATGAATAACTATTTTAACATTAATAATTGGAACTTTGGAGATACTTTCTTTTTCTCAGAACTTAGCGCATATTTACACAGTGAAGTGGGCGAATTAATAAGTTCAGCAGTATTAGTTCCTAGCGATCCTACTAAAACTTTTGGGGACCTATATGAAATTAAATGTATGCCTTATGAAATATTTGTCAACGCAGCTACATCAGATGATGTGTTAGTAATACCTGCACTTACACCCGCACAATTACAGCAAAGATAAGTAATATATAAAGCATAATAGAGAAAAATATGGCAATCGGCAACAGAATTCGTACAATTGATTTTTTACCAGAAATATTTCAAACTCCTACTAACAGACAGTTTTTAGGTGCGACTCTAGACCAAATTGTAAACCCGCCTAATACTAAAAAAATAGAAGGTTATATAGGTAGCAAATTTGGTTATGGTATTAATGGTAAAAATTATTATGTTACCGAACCTACAAAAACTAGAACAGATTATCAACTTGAACCTGGAGTTGTATTTACAAAACCAAACGAATCAGTTGCCAAAGATTTTATTTCATACCCGGGCATAATTGATGCGTTAAAATTAAACAATGGTATAACAGATAACAATAACAGGCTTTTTAATAGTCAATTTTATTCATGGGATTCGTTTGCTGATTTAGATAAACTAATTAACTTCAATCAGTATTATTGGTTGCCTGAAGGTCCGCCTAGTGTCACCGTCGCCAGTGATACTGTTTTTAGTAACAACGATTATATTGTTACAGATCAAACTAATGGTTACAATATACGTGTAGTAGGAACACAATCTGGTTCTATAAATCCTACATTAACATTACTGCGTGGCGGAACATATAATTTTATAGTAGACCAAGATTCACAATTTTGGATACAGGGAGTACCGGGAGTAACTGGATTTGACCCACTACAACCAAATCAACAAACTAGAGAAGTATTAGGTGTGTCAAACAATGGTGCAACAAGTGGGGTCGTAACATTTACAGTACCATTTAAGGATGCACAAGACGAATTTGATTTGCCCGGCAACAACCTAGTTGACATAGTAAGTTCAAATGCTTACTCTAACATAAGTGGTTTAACATTAAGTCAAATTGTTGCAGGTGGCGGTATAGATGGTGTGACAAATATAGAAGGGTTAACTGTATTATTTTATAATACAGGGGTTGCTAACGAACAAGCTAATTTGGGTTCGTATGATTTACAACAATTTGATCAAGATCAACTTTCTTTGAGTTTGGCTTATGATACTGATCTTTATATTACAAATGTTCGTGATTATTTTTACACAGTAACATTTTTTAATAATCCCGGCAATCCGTCTGACCCATTTGTTATATTGTTGCCAGCCAGTTTGATCCCTAACAATGAAAAGATTACAGCAAACTTTGGCGAAACATATGCTGGGTTACACTTTTTCAAAAACACAGCAGGAAATATTCAAAAAATTCCATATTTGAGTTCATTATTAGATACACTTTATTATCAGGATGGTACATCAAGTACTAAAGTTGGTATTATTAATCTGATAGATAGCAATCTAACAAATACACTTAATGTAGAAACTGAAATATTAGGTAAAAAGAATTTTACATCAAAAAATGGTGTAGTGTTTACTAATGGACTTAAAGTAAGTTTTGATGGAGACGTTATTCCAAGTAGCTATTTACAAGGCGAATATTATGTTCAGGGTGTTGGTACAAGTATCGAATTATTAAACGTAGAAGATTTTATTTGTCCTGAAGATTTTACTTCTGGTTTTTTTATCCCCTATGATACATCATCATATGACATAGGAAATTATGATAGTAATTTGTTTATACCAGTAACTCCTGATTATATAACTATTGCACGTAATAGTATTAATAAAAATGCTTGGTCTAGAAGTAATCGTTGGTTTCACATAGATGTAATTAACGCTACTGCAATTTATAATAACAATCCAGAAATAGTTTTAGAATATGCTCCTGCATCAGCAAAGGCAAAACGTCCAATCATAGAATTTTATCCAAATATTAAGTTGTTCAATTCAGGTACGGTGGGTAAAAATTCAGTTGATTTTATAGATTTTAGAACAACGGATGCATTTAATCAAGTAGTGGGAGAAGAATCTTATTATCCTGATATTGAAGTTTACACAACTGCAAATGCTACAATAGCACCATTGTTGATTGCTGGCACATCGACAACCATTCAAATTTTAGAATCGGATATAACTGGTAAATTTCAAGTAGGTCAATATATTGATGACACTACAAATCAACTACCAAATAACAGTATTATTACTTCTATATCAGGAACATCAACAATTACATTAACTGTAGAATGGTCTTCCCCTGCAACTATTGCAGGAACATCAACCGCTTCTATTGTTGCTAGTGACACAAACACTAATAATTTTTCTGTGTTCCCTGGTAGCAGAATTATTTTTGCAAATGACACTAATACCAACGTTAGAAAAAAAATATATGTTGTAAACTTTGAAAGTTTAACTGTAGGATCTACCCCTGTAATTACATTAACAGAAGCTAAAGATGGCGAAGCGTTATTTAACGACCAAGTTGCTATAATACGTGGATATAATTATCAAGGCGACACTTTTTATTATAATGGATTGGATTGGATAAAGGCGCAATTAAAAGTTACAGTAAATCAAGCACCACTATTTGATGTTTTTGATAAAAACGGTATAAGCTTTGGTGATGAATCAGTTTATGTAGGCTCATCCTTTAAGGGTTGTAAATTATTTAATTATGGTTTGGGTTCAGGTCCAGACGATCCTGTTTTGGGATTTCCATTGCGTTATAGTTCAGTTAGCAATTTAGGCGATATTAGTTTTGATATATCATTAAATAGTGACACCTTTACATATGTAAGTTCAACTAGTCCAATTACTCAATCAGTCAATACAGGCTATGTTCAAACATATTTTGATAGAATAAGTTATATAAGAGGTATAGGTTGGCAAACAGCAATTTCACCTAGCGTCCAATATCAAATTTTTAATTTTAATTATGATCCATTGACTGATGCCCCTACATTTGTTTGCGATGTTTCTGCATATACAACCACACAATGGCCTAACATTTTTGTTTTTATTAACAATAATTTATTACCCACTGATGAATTTACATTTACTACAAATGCAAATAGTACTACTGTAACACTTAATAACACGCCAGTTGTTCCTACAGTAATTGAAATATTAGTTTTGAGCAATCAAGTTAGTAAGACAGCTTATTATCAGATTCCTATAAACTTGAATAATAATCCATTTAATGGGGACATTACAACTGCAAATGTTGGGGACATACGTGGTCAATATCAAAGTATGTTTATCAATGCGCCAAACACAGTTGGTGAAGTATTTGGTTCTAACAATTTTAGAGATTTAGGTAATTTAGTTCCATATGGTAATAAAATAATACAAAACAGTGCTTCATTAGCATTACCTGGCGCATTTTTAAGACAGCCAAATAATAACCTATTTAATGCATTGTTGTTTAATAGTCGTGAGTATATTAAGTTTAAGTCAGTATTAATTGATACAGTAGCTAAAACAAATTATTTGCAACAGTATGATCCAGCACTTGTGTTAGATAATGCATTAGATCAAATTACTTCAAGTAAAACACAAGAACAGTCATTCTTTTGGAGTGACATGTTACCATCAAAATCTGCTTTTGTAACTAATACATATACATTTAGAAATGGCATGGATGTTACAATTTATCCTTTATTAAAAGTATATAACTTTAACTCAGCAAATTACGATAGTGTTTTAGTATATAGAACTACTTTGATAGGTGGAACGATTGTAACAGAACAACTAATAAAAAATGTTGATTATACAATTAGTACTACAAATCCAACTGTTACAGTAACTAAAGATTTGGTAGCTGGTGATAGAATTACTGTAAAACAATATAATCAAACATATGGATCATATGTACCCAACACCCCAACTAAGTTGGGCTTGTATCCCTCATATTTACCACAAGTTATTTTAGATCCAAACTATCTACAACCAACATATTTTATATTAGGGCACGATGGTTCTTACACAAGATTGTATGGCGATTATAATCCAACAACAGGTTTATTAGTTGATTTTAGGGATCAGGCATTATTAGAGTTTGAACAACGTATCTATAACAACTTAAAATTACCAGAACAATTGCCATTGCCTATGACAGATATTATTCCTGGATATTTTAGAACAACTGATTATTCTTATGACGAAATTTTACAAATATATTCAGTAAACTTCTTAAATTGGATAGGCGAAAACAGACTAGAATATAAAAATCAATTATACAGCCCGTACGACCAGTTTACATTTAACTATAAAAACTCAGGAGATAAATTAACATCATTACCAATACAACAAGGTAATTGGAGAGGAATTTATTCATATTTCTATGATACTTCAAATCCAAATACAAGTCCATGGGAAATGATAGGTTATACATCAATGCCTGATTGGTGGACTGATAGATATGGTTCGGCCCCATACACTAAAGATAACTTAATACTTTGGACTGATTTGTCTAAGGGAGAAGATTGGGGAGTTATAGACCCATTGACCGGTAAAGGCGTTGTAAGACCACAATATGTAAGACCACAATTATTAGATATCATTCCAGTAGATAGTAGTGGTAAGTTGTTATCACCATTAGATGTTATCGTTGGTAATTACAATAGTAATACATTTAGAAAAAATTGGACAATAGGTGACGATGGTCCAGTAGAGTTAAGCTATAGAAGAAGCAGTTCATATCCATTTGATTTAGTAAAAATTCTTGCATTATGTGAGCCTGCCAAGTTTTATAATTTAGCTGTTGACTTAGACAATTACAGATATAACGCAGAATTTAATCAGTATCTAGTGAACGACAGATCACATTTAATTATTGACAATGTAGAAATCTATGGATCTGGAACACCAAAAACAAGTTATATAAACTGGATTGTTGATTATCAAAAACAAATAGGTATTGACGCAACAAAAAATATAAAAGATTTGCTTTTCAATTTGGATGTAAGATTAGTTTATAGAGTAGCAGGATTTACAGACAAAAATATACTAAAGTTTTATGTAGAAAAAGGTACACCTAATTCTAATAATGCTTCATTGTTAATTCCTGATGAAAGCTATAGTGTATTACTATATGAAAATACACCATTTGACAAAATAACTTTTAGTAGTGTTATTGTTCAAATAGTAGGTGACAAGTATGCAGTGTTTGGTAATAATCAAACAAATGCATATTTTACTACATTGTTACCTGATTATAGTAAAAACAAAAAAAATATACAAGTAGAAGATATAGAAGTTTCAATATACGAAAATTATTTACCAACAGAACAAGTAGTTCCTTATGGCACCACATTTAATAGCGTACAAGAAGTAAGTCAATTTATTTCTAACTACAATGGTTGGTTAGTTGCCAAAGGATTAAAATTTGAAGAAATTGAAAATGGTGTACCAGTAACTTGGCAACAAATGATTGCTGAGTTTTTATATTGGGTGCAATTGGGTTGGGAAACAGGCAGCGTCATTACACTTAACCCTGCTGCTAAAAATCTTTCCGTTGAACAACCTGGATATGTTGTTCAACCATTACTAGTGCAGCAACAAAACTTTTTGTTAAATCAAAACTTGTATCCTATACAACTCAATGACTTAGCTATTACAAGAGATAATAATTTCTTTAATGTTGACGCATTAAATGAAGGGGATACAATTTCATTTGGGCAGTTCTACATTAGCAATATTGAGCATGGAATTGTATTTGATAATATTACATTATTCAATGATGTAATATATAATTTAATTACGGGATTAAGACAACTAAGAATTTATACTAGAGGAACTAAAACCGACGAATGGAACGGTACATTAAATGCTTATGGATTTATTCTTAACCAAGATAATATACAAGAATGGCAAAAAGATTTCAAGTATACAAAGGGCGCAATAGTCAAGTATAAAAACAAATATTGGACTGCTCTCAAAATAGTTCAACCACAAAACAAATTTAATGAACTTGAATGGAAACAAACCGATTACAATGAAATTCAAAAAGGTTTACTACCCAACTCAAGCACACGTAGTTATGAATCAACATTGTATTACAATACAAATAAGGCCAATCTTGAACAAGATGCTGATTTGTTAAGCTTTAGCTTGATTGGTTATAGACCAAGAGATTATTTGGCGCTTGCAGATTTAACTGATATAACACAAATAAATGTTTACAAAAACTTTATCAAAGAAAAGGGTACTAGAAACTCAGTAAGCGCATTTAGGGGTGCAAGATTGCCGCAAGGTGGTATTGATTACGAAGTTTATGAAAATTGGGCTATTAAATCAAGCACATACGGCGGTGTTGAAAACGACAATTTTGTTGAGTTTAGATTAAATGAATCATTGTTGACTGGTAACCCAAGTATTGTTGGTTTAACTAATGGCGACTTTAATGAAGGGGTACAACAAGAAGTACCAATTTATTCACTGTTTAACTATGCTAAACCTATAAATAATCCTAATATTTTACCAACTATTCATTATATTAATCAAGAAAAGTTATTACCTGACGCTGGATATGTAAATTACAACGATGTGAAAATGTCATCGTATTTTTATTCTGGTTTGGCCACAGCAGTTAATAAAAGCGGTAATATAGTAACAATAGATAATTTTTACGTAGGCGATTATGTATGGTTGGCTAATTATTTAGAAAATTGGCAAGTAATGACGCCATATAGTATTGGACAAGTTACTAGCGTCAGGGCAAATACAAATAATACTTGCACAGTTACTTTTGCACAACCACATAATTTAACACAATATCAGATATTCAGTATCATTAACTTAAATGCAAACGTTAATGGATATTATCTTGTATCTACAATCATTGATCAGTATAAAGTAATTATTAACCTAATATTACCATCATCGACCAAAGAGGTTGTGGGTCAAGGTATAGCTCTTATTTTCCAATCAAATAGAGTTACTAAACCTAGTGACATAATTAACTTACCTTTATTAAATACCGAATTTAGTCAAAATAAAGTGTGGGTAGATACTAATACAGATGGTTCATGGGCTGTTTATAATAAAAAAATAAACTACAAATATCAAAATGAATTTACAAAAGCAGGTTCCGAAAAGTTTGGTAGTGCAGTTGCTACCGGAGAAAAACTTGGTTACTTGATAGGTGATTCTGTAATAGGTCAAGTATATCGTTATACATTTAATGCACTAGCAAAACAATATGAATTAACACAAACATTATCAGGTGATGACACCAGTTATGGACAAGTAATTGCACATTCAGATAATATTTTTGTTATTAGTCAACCAACTAGCGCCACACCTAAAATTTATATCTATTTGCTAAATGACACAGCTTTAAGTAATGATTTAACATTGTATCAAAGTGCTATTACTGCACCAGTTGGATTTACTGAATACGGCACGCAATTAGCCATAAGCGGTGACGGCAACTATTTGTATGTAACCGGAAAAGATTCATTACATAACAAAATACACGTTTATTCACGATTGAATACACTTTCTACTTACCAATTTATAGCTGAAATAGATGACGAAGTTATATTAGGTGATGGGTTTGGATATTCATTAGCCACAGATTATGACGGAAGTACTTTGTTTGTTGGTATACCATTTGTTGATTTTAGTGTAGATATTGAAAATAATGGTAGTACTATCGTCTATTCTAGAAATACACAAAATTTTGAAGTTCAAACAAATTCAACTACATTAGTTCCGCAAGTATTTACAATAGCATGGACACCAATTGGCCCCTTCAGCGTAACTGTTGATGGGGTGTTAGTAGCTAATACTGAATATAGTGTTGTGGGTAATCAATTATCTTATATAGGATTGTTGACTGCAGGACAAATAATTAAATTTACTGACAGTACCTATGTTAAAATGCAAGTGTTAATAACAAATACTGATCCTAAAGTTGGAAAACAATTTGGATATGCATTAGATTGCACAACGCAAGCAGATGAAGTATTAATTGGTGCACCGCTTGAATTAACAGGACAACGTTTACAAGAAGGTGCAGCTTATAGATATACTAATGTAGGTTGCAAATTCGGCAAAATAACAAGCACCAGTGAAGTTAATGTAACTACAACAAGACAATTACTAATTAACGGTTACAATGTAACTTTACCTGCAGGTAATGCAACAGCAGCAGCTAATATTATTAATTCAAGTAACATATCTAATATCCAAGCTATTAGTGTTGATAACTTGTTGACTATTTCTATCATTGATAGTCAATTAGCAGTCCCACATAAAAAATTAAATATAACTGCCCCGGATATTAGCACATTAATTGAATTGGGTTTTGAGATTTATAATAATACGCAAGTAATTTTATGTCCGCATGTAACTGGTGCGACACAATTTGGATCAACAATTAACTTTAATGAATTTGATTCTGTAGTTATTTCAGCGCCAGTGGGTACACGATATACAAATACCACATTTGATTTTACTGACGATATTGATTATACCAACGACACAATATTTGATAATAACAGTACACAATTTATTGATACTTTTGTAAACGCTGGTAGTGTTTATATGTTTGATTATATTCAAAACTACCAGGAAGATTTGAGTAATCCAGGCAACTTTATATATGCTCAAAGTGTAAACGCTAATAATCTAGAATATGGTTCACAACCTCTTTATGGACAAACTTTAGACTTTAATAATAACAAGGTAATAATTGGTGCACCAAACTTTAGACCTGAGGCAATAGATGGTCAAGTAGTTGTCTATGAAAACAGTGTTGGAATAAAAGATTGGTCAGTGTTAAGATATTCAGCACCAATTGTTGATGTTAATAAAATTCAAAATACACAACTGTTTAGCGCAGAAACAAATAATACACTTGTAAATCTTGATTATTTTGATCCATTGCAGGGTAAATTATTAGGAGCAGTTAGACAAAATATAGATGTTATCAGTAATTTTGATCCCGCCGATTATAACAATGGTTTCCAAGAACAACGTAGATTAACTTGGGGTAGCGAAAAAGTAGGTTCTATATGGTTAGATACAACTAATATACGTTGGGTAAATTACCATCAAAATGATGACGTTGTGTACAACAGTGAATATTGGGGTACAATTTTCCCTGGTAGTGATGTTGCTGTGTATACTTGGATAAGTAGCACAGTTGCACCTAGTGCTTATGAAGGTCCCGGCATACCTTATGACATTAATTTATTTTCAGTTAAACCTATATTAAATGCAAGTAACATTGTAACACCTATATATTATTTCTGGGTAAGAAACAGTAACATTATTTTTACCAAGCGTGGAAAAACCTTAGCAGATTCAATAATTGAACAATATATTAGGAATCCAAAAAATTCAGGTATAAGTTATTTGTCACCATTGTTACCTAATGTGTTTGGTATATACAACGGTGGAGAAATGATTAATGACACTGATACAGTGTTACATATTGGTTATAGCTTGAATAATAATAACGATATAGTTCACAATGAATATACCTTGATAAGAGAAAACTATGCTGATGATTTCTTACCTGGTCTCCCTGGCAGATATAATCAAACATTTATCGATAAGCCAGAATATTTGTATGACAGATTACTAGATAGTTTATCTGGAGTGGACGAGTTAGGTGCAATAGTACCTAATCCATATTTACCAAAAGCAGTACAGTCTGGCGTTTTAGCACGACCAAGACAAAGCTTCTTCTATGACCGTTTCACCGCACTTAAAAATTACTTAATGTTTGCAAATGAGGTCATGAGCCAGTTCCCAATCGTTGAATTAGTTCCTAACATAGACTTTTTATTCAAAGAAGGAACTATTAATCCATCTACTGTTGGTAATTCAGAATGGTTAGGACCAGTTGAATTGTTTTACGATACAACACAATATTGGGAATATATAAACTGGTGGGCAGTCGGTTATGATGATAATACTAAATCGGCATTACAAGTTCCTTTATATGCAGACTTATCTAAGTTACAAGTTCCAGCCGGTACAATTGTTACGGTTGCTACAAATTCAGTAGGAAAATCAGAAACCTATAGATATGGTCAAGATAACTTATGGACTAGAATAGGTTTACAAAACGGAACAATACGTATCAAATCAGACCTATATGACTATCAATCAGCTAGATTGGGTTATGGTGATAATTTCTTTGATACTACACCATATGACACTTACCCTAGTGAAGAAACACGATATATACTCAGAGCATTAAATGAGCAAATTTTTGTTCAAGACTTGTTAATTTTTAGAAATAAAGGATTAATATTATTGTTTGAGTATATTCAGACTGAAACAATCGAAAATCAAAACTATTTGCCATGGTTAAATAAAACTTCATTAATTGATGTCAATCACAAAATACGTGAATTATTACCATATGAAACATTTGTAAGTGACAATCAAGACTTCTTGCAGGGATATATCAATGAAACAAAACCATACCACGTTGTAGTTAAAGATTTTCTATTTACCTATACTGGTAGTGAATTATATGAGGGTGATATAACTGACTTTGATTTGCCTGCAAATTATAATCAAAACACAGAACAATTTATTACACCACAACTAGTTTATAGTAATCCACAAGATGCACAATATTTACCATCAAATAGTATTTGGTCTAACAATAACTATAGTCAATGGTACAATAATTTTGGTTTAAGTATTGTTGGTCAAGACAATTATCAAATTAGTATTTTGGCAACATATTTGTCAACTAGCGCATTATTTATAGTAGTAGACAATGCAGCCGGATTCCCAATCAATGGTACAGTACGTATAGGTAATGAATCGATAGGTTACGCAGATGTTGACCAGTCCCTTAACATACTATATGGATTAACACGCGGAGTAAATGGTACCGAAGTAACTGATCACATACCAGGTGAAAATATTTACATAGATTTGCCACCAGTATTACTATTAGATGGTGGAAGAGGATACACAGAACCACCGAAAGTAATTGCATATGTAAATCCAGAACTTAGTAAAACTTCTAGCTATACAGGCACCATTATTAACAATGTACTTACTATTGGAACAGTTAATTTTGGCGCTGTCATAATAGGAAATTATATTGATGGCGAAGGTATTTTACCTTACACGCAAATTTTATCAAGCAATCTTGATGGAACATATAATGTAAGTCAAACACCTTCTACACCAATGCCAATTACAATTACACAATATGTGGGGCCAGACGAACCTGCTCAATTAGAAGCAGTAATGGCATTGGATTCGGTATTTTCTATTAATGTTATTAATCCAGGAAAAGGATATTTGTCTACACCTGAAATAATTGTAGATCCAGCATTTACAATATATTTTAATGGTAGTAATGTTAATACTAATCTGAATACTATACAACTCTATGCACCAGAATTGCAAACTGGAGATTTAGTTCAATATCATCAGGGAATAAATAATGACATAATTGGTGGTCTAGTTAACAATCAATACTATTATGTAAATCTTTTATCAGCCGGTCCTGTAGTAATAATAGCACTTTATACAACCTACAAAGATTGTATTAATGATGAGCATAGAGTTAAAATTTATGATGCTGGTACTGGAACTGATTATTCATTTAGTTTAGGTGCAAGGGCAAATGCAATTACAACTTCAAGCCCTGTCAGAGAAAACAACATTACTTTGCGATTCGATAGAACTTCTTATACCTCTCAAGTTATTGATTGGGGCCCAAATTCAGTTGGGTATGATACAACATGTTATGATGATACATTGTTTGATCAGGCATTAACTTTTTATGCCGGCACTTATGTAAACGCCAGTGAACGTTTTGCAAGCTCATCATTACCAAGTTCAATAACATCTATATTGGCAAGTAGTCAAGGTTTAGTTTTTGAAATTACGGATATTTTTAATTGTAGCAATAATAATAATACAATAGTTACTTTGTATTATCTTGGAACACCAAGAACAGCTGGTTCATTTATAATTGGCAAAACTTATAAAATATTAAGTATAGGCACAACAGATTTTACATTAATAGGAGCAGCAAGTAATACGGTTGGTGTTACATTTATTGCTACTGGTATTGGATCGGGTACAGGTGTTGCTTCTATAATAGAACCATATCCAAGTACTGGACAAATTAACGGGCAACAAGTTACTTTTTACGCTTCACCTATTATAGGCACTGGTGTAAGCGAAAAATTTTATATTAAAGCAATAACACAAACAAATTTTGAATTATATTCTGACCCATTATTACAAGTACCTGTAAGTTATGATGATTTTAATCCTGCTTTTGCTAGCGCATTTTTACCGGAGCCATTCTATTTTAATCCAAGTATAGTCAAATTTAACAATCGTGTTTATTTGTGTATTATCAGCAATAGTGACAATGAATTTATGTTTGACAAATGGCAATTACTAGACAGTGGTGACCGTAGATTAAATGCTATGGATCGTGTAATAGGATATTATAAACCAACTGATAACATGCCAGGTGTTGATTTATCACAGTTATTTACAGGAATAACATATCCAAACACTACATATAAAGGTAATAGTTTTGATCCAGAACAACAATTCACGATAGATACTATATTGCAGGGTACACCATCAGGACCTACAACATATGATGTTCAGGGTGGTACGTTCTTATCAGGATATGCCCCTGAAGAATTAGTTGCAGGTATAGTTGAAGATAATTTATCTATGATTGTAACAACTCGTCCCGGAACCAATTGGCCAGCAGTAGAATATGCAGGTGTTGGATACATGGTTAAGTCTATCGAACTAATACCAGAAACAATAACTCAATATACATTTAGTTTTGATAAAATTCTTGATGTCCCACAACAACTAGCAGTATTTCAAATTAACAAAACAACTGGCTTAAGCACAAGTTTATATGAAACTATTGATTATACTGTAAATTGGATTAACAATACAATAACACTGGTTAACACAAGTGATCCACTTAACTTTGTCTCTGTTACTGACACAGACAAAATTAGAATAGATATTTATGAAATAGGTAATGGTGATCAGTTAGTTAAATCAAGTACTAAAATAGATCCATTAAGAACAAATGATACAACCGGGTTACAAGAAATTTATGTAAATTGTAACTATATTGCTTATAGATTTAATGGCAATGGAATAATAAATCCAGACACAAATCAACCATGGACTGATCCAGTATTATACTATAATGGTAATAAATTAGTTTATGGTGTTGATTATACTTTTGGACTACAACCAAATGGTATATCTGCAAAAATTATTTTATCAGCCACTTATGATACAAGTGTCGATTATTTGACATATACATTATTTGGCGAGACAGAACCTGAACAATTCGCATACACGATACCGGAAACACAATTAATAACTGCTGACGGTACAGTTGGTCCATTTACTTTGGATAACTATGTAGGGGGAACTAACAGTCAAAACGCTATAGTTGAAATTGATGGTGTAAGGCAAAGTTTAACATCATACAATATAAACAGTGTTTTAGAAAATATTACATTTGTGTCCGCTCCAATTGCTAATAGTTCAATAGCTGTTACAACTTTTAATTCTACCCAACGTCAATATTTGAATACACAATCAGGTTTAACTGGTGTAACTGTTGCAAACATCGTAAATGTAGATAATTTAATAACATCATTACAACCTGCTGTACGTGTAACAACAGGAATAAATCATAATTTGATTGGTGGCAGCACACCAATCAAAATAGATGGAGTTTTAGGTTCAACACAACTTAATAATCAAACTTTTTATGTTAATATAATTTCTCCTACTGTCTTTGATTTGTATTCACTACCATACAGTGCTTTACCGGGAGCTATTAACTATCCAATAACTCAATGCAATAGTTACCTATCAGGTGGATATGTATGGGAAGAAGGATTATTTGTCGTCGCTACTACACAGGCAAACCAAACTTCATCTATTGATAATACAATTTCTGTAACTTCAACCAGTGGTTTAGTAGAAGGTACTCCTATATATTTTAGTCAAGATTTGGCTGAATTAGTTGCTGGTACCGAATATTTTATAAAAACCATTACTAGCGTAACAAAATTTACTGTCAGTGAAGAACGTTATGGAAATGTATTAGTTTTAAGTACAGTAGTAGGAACCTCTGATGTAAGTCAGTGGAAACAAGAAAATGTAGATAGATTATGGGTAACAATTAATGGGTACAGAGTTCCATCATCATCCCTCAGATTAAATGAAATTAATGAGTTAAGCATATTATCTACTATAACAAATACCGATGAAGTTATAATTACAAGCATGATTCCTACTGCTACACCAAATGAAGAACTATACATCAATTTGGTTAATCAATCTGGTATAGCACAGGTATATCGATCAAACGCACTTTCTAGAACATGGCTAACAGAAACATTAAATGATACACAAGATATAATTTATTTGAATGATGTTAATAGTGTAACAGATACGCATGTACAAACATATATAACTCCATTAATACCCCCTATATCTGGGTTTTATGATATAGGATTAACCGCTAATAAAGAAGCAATTGTTAGTGTGAAGGTATATAACACTAATACAGGCTTGTTTGTACCAGATTCTAATTATAAAGTTGTAATTGAAATGCTAGCACCCGTGTTAAAAATTGCAGTTGGTCCTTATATTTCTGCTGGCGATGTGCTACAAATTACAGTTATAGAAGGAAACACGATACTATTAAATGGTGAACAAATTGTATTCTCTGGCGTAGATACAGTAAATAATACATTAATAGGTTTACAACGTGGGGCTAATGGTACAGGAAAACAATCAATAATTCCAAAATACACAGAGGTATATGGTTTATTACCCAATAATATGTTGTCAAATGTAGACTACAATAAAACTTGGAATTCTGACAACCTTAATCCAACTTTAGGGGATCCATTGCAATTAAGTACAACACAGCCTGCATTATTCCTAAAACGTGACATAACCTAAAAGATAAATAAACTTATGAATGATAATAACAAAAAATCAGAAAAGATAGAAGTCCCAATTAAAAATGAAAAGAAACCTAATGAGGTTGGGGGTTTTTATTTTTCCAGTTTTTTGAAAATTTCAGATCCAAATACTGAGCAGGTTATACTACAAAAACGGGGTGATGATTAATGTCTGTGGTAACACTATCTTATAAAGTTGATGGATTTCTTAAAATCTATGATCCAAATACGGGTGAAGTATTTGTAGATAAAAAGAATGCTATCAACTATGAAAACATGTCAATAGCTATCGCAGATACGCTAAGTAGTCGTGGCTATGGAGAAATTTATCAAATGGCTTTTGGAAACGGCGGTGCAAGTGTGAACGAAACAGGTGTAATTACCTATCTTCCACCAAACACCACTGGCCAAAATGCTGCTTTATATAATCAAACTTACGAAAAAGTTGTAGATGATACGAGTGTTTTCAACCTCGACCCTACACGTAATAAAATGACAGTTTTGCATACAGCAGGGCGTGTTTATACAGACATATTAGTTCAATGTTTATTAGATTACGGTGAGCCTGCAGGACAAGCTGCATTTGATAATAGCACACAAACCGATTCAAGCTTTATTTTTGACGAGTTGGGATTATTGGCTAATTATGGAACCGATGATAATGGAAATGTTATTACAAGACTTTTAACGCATGTTATTTTTCACCCAGTGCAAAAGTCATTGAATAGACAAATTCAAATAGACTATACCGTGCGTATACAATCCTTAACTAATTTAGTTACAATTTAAGATAAATAACAGACGGAGCAAGAAATTATGGCTTACACAATTGTCAAAAGTGATGGTACTGTACTTACTACCATTGCAGACGGTACTATAAACACCACAAGTACTTCACTTGGACTTCCAGGAAGAAACTATGCTGGATATGGAAACAGTTTAGATACAAACTTTGTTCATATAACAGAAAACTTTGCAGACACTACCCCTCCTCCTAATCCTTTAAAAGGTCAGTTGTGGTTTGATACAAGCACAACTCCTGGTATTATGAAAATTTGCCCAACTCAATATGAAAGTAATGCAGCAAATTGGATAACATTAGCTTCTAGCGGATCTAACACAACATTTGGTAATTTAACTGTTACAGGTAATTTATCTGCCAACAACATAACGGCAGTTAATAACTCGAATGCTAATGCAATCTCAACAAATTTCTTAACTGTTAATACTAGCGCCACAATAACAACTATTACTACAGGTGCAAATACTACAGCAGGTAACATTACTGGTAATTGGACATTGACCCCCGGTTCTAGTTTGCAAGCAACAAACGCTGACTTTCTTGATGGCTATAATAGTTCAAGTTCAGCAACCGCGGCAACAATAGTTTTGCGAACAGGTGATGGTAGTATTGTCGCTAACTTATTATATGGTACAATTGCTACTAATGCTCAACCTAATATTACTAGTGTTGGTACATTAAGTTCATTGGCAGTTACAGGAACAGCTACATTAGGAACCACTAATACAACAACTATTACTACAGGTGCAAATACTACAGCAGGTAACATTACTGGTAATTGGACATTGACGGCCGGTTCTAGGTTGCAAGCAACTTATGCTGACTTAGCAGAACGATTTGAAAGCGATAGTGCATACGATGCAGGTACCGTTGTGCAATTAGGTGGTGAAAAAGAAATCACTATGGTAAAATATGAACTTAGTGATGACGTTTTCGGCGTTGTTAGTGATAGTGCAGCATACTTAATGAATGCAAATGCAGGCGATGACAAAACACATCCACCTGTAGCTGTAAGTGGTAGAGTGCAAGTAAAAGTAAAAGGTAAAGTAAATAAAGGACAACGTTTAGTTAGTGCAGGTGAGGGATATGCTAGAGCAGCTAAAAAAGATGAAGCAACAGCATTTAACACTATAGGAAGAGCATTGGCTGACAAAAATACTGACGGTGATGGTACAGTAGAGGCTATTGTTATAATAAGGTAAAAAAATGACTTACGCACAATATGGCCTTATACAAGCACTTGATTTTAACACATTAGTTGGTGGTAATCCAACTACTACAGCAAAT